ACGATCCCCACGAAAGTAGCTCTGTCGCATTGGGGTCTCGCTTTTCCACCTAATCAAGCCGTTCACAGAATGCTCGCGCTAGGTCAGGAGGTTGGTGAGGCATATAGCAACTGCATCAACGAGATTTTGGCTCACCCGGATCTTAGTCAATGGGAATACATCCTAACGATTGAGTCGGACAACTGTCCTCCCGGCGATGGCTTAATCAAGTTGATAAAGCAGATGGAGTTACATCCTGAGTATTCCTGCATCGGTGGTCTCTACTGGTGTAAGGGTCCAGAGGGGTGTGCGCACATTTGGGGTGATCCTAAAGATGCGCAGATCAACTTCAGGCCACAAGTCCCGGTTCCGGGACAATTAGTGGAATGCTGTGGCACTTCTATGGGGTTCAACCTGTGGAGGATGTCCATGTTCAAAGATGAGCGTCTACGTCGCCCGTGGTTCAAGACGCTGAATGGAGAAGAAGGGACTGGCATCGGTACCCAAGATCTCTATTTCTGGGGCGACGCACGAAAGTATGGCTATCGGTGCGCTGTTGACTGCGGCGTGTTGGTGGGTCATTACGATCACGAAGGTAAGTTTGGTACTCCGGATACCATGTGGTAATCCGCAAAGGAACATCATGAGCGACGAGAAGTTAAAGTTGGATATTGGCTGTGGCAAGAGTAAGCAGCCGGGGTTCCATGGCGTAGACTCCATTGCCTTTGAAGGCGTGGATACGGTTTTGGACGTACGTGTTACGCCTTGGCCATGGGCAGATGATTCTGTTGATGAAGTGCATTGCAGCCACTTTGTCGAGCATTTGACTAACAATGAGCGTGTTGGGTTCTGGAATGAACTTGGACGAGTCATGAAGAAAGGCGCACAAGCCCGGATCATTACTCCTCATTGGTCTAATGCTTGTGCGTACGGTGATCCGACGCATCAGTGGCCTCCCATGTCAGAATGGGCAGTGTATTACCTCAACAAAGGTTGGCGCGATAACAACGCTCCACATGTGCCGATTACGTGTGATTTTGACTTCGTAGTAGGCGGCAGTTGGGATTCGTGGTTGGAGACTCGGAATCAGGAGACCAAAATGTTCTCTATGAGCCGGTACATCAACTCGTATCGCGACCTCATCATCACTTTGACAAAGAAGTAACACCATGGCTGGAACCGTTAGCACTGGCCCAAACTGGACTCCTTCTATAATGTTTGCGTCTTCCGGACCAAACTGGACTCCTATTATTGCAAGTCAGCAAGCTAACGGTTTCCAGTATCTTGTTTTTCAATCTCCAGCGTTTCAGGCTCCGGTCAACTATCCGGCAAACTGGACTCCTATCAACACTAATCAGACAGGCTAAACAATGTCATTCACAGGCGGCTACAGCACCAACCTTAAGATTGCTCTTTTCGGCAGCGGTGATACCCCTTGGGGTGATATTGCCAACGCCAACTTGGGCGACCAGTCAGCGACTGCGGGCGGCGTTATTGAACAGGCTATCAGTGGCTATATTCAGCAAGCGGTGGCTGATTCCAATTCGTCTCCCACGACGTTGACTATTCCCAACGGCTACGACACTACTACGATCAACGCAACTGCACGGAACATGTATTTGGAGTTGTCTTCAAGTTCCGTACTGACAGCGCCGCGTTCATTGGTCGTACCCACCAACAAGAAGTTGTATTTCATTTACAACAACACAAGTGGTGGACAAGCGGTTACGGTGCGCACTCCCGCTGGGGTTGGCGTTTCTGTTCCTAACGGTAAGCGCATGGCGCTTGTCTGCAACGGTACGGATATCGTGGATGCCGTGACGTACATTACAGGCGTTGCGTTGAACCCCGCTAACCCTTCGGGTCTTGTCGGGCCTACGGCGGTTAACGGAACCGCGCTTACATATATGCGGTCAGATGCTGCCCCCGCCATCAACTTGACGGCAGATTTTACGTGGACTACAGGTACGCATACGTTTAACGGTGCCATTGGCGGCAGTGCATTCACCGCTTATTTCGGCAACACCCCGCCCAATATCGGTACTGGAACCCCGGCAACGGGTACGTTCACAATTCTTAAAGGCACTCAGGCATATACGTCTCATGTAGCCATTAGTAGCGCGGCTGCATTTACGCTCAACTGCGCCTTGTCGAACGTGTTTGTGTTGACGATGACTAACAACGTTTCCAACGCTAACTGGACGATTTCCAACCCTGTAGATGGACAGACTATCTATCTATTCATCATCCAAGGGTCTGGTCCATATACGTTGGGTTGGCCTACAAGTTTCAAGTTTCCCGGCGGATCAACGGGCGTCGCCATCTCGACAACTAATGGATACGTTGACTTGTTAGTGATGACGTATCGCAGTGGTGTTTGGTATTGCACTTTGTCGAAGAACTTCTCATGACATTCATGGCACGTACGTTGGGGTATCTCAGCAGCGGTGTTGGCGCAACAATTACTGTTGGAAACATGGGGTCTACTAATCCCGGTAACCAAAATACTTTTGGTTGGTGGGGCTGGAGTACGTTACGGAATAATGGCACAGCTCCGAATCCATGGCAGTATTACCCAGATTCACTAACTTCTCCTTCTACTCCGGGCAGTGCAACACCGAATCCCTTTGTGGTAAATGGATTGACCGTTCTTGGAGTCGTATCTCGTAGCATTGCAAATGGCTCAACTGATGCCCAAGTGTATTACGTTTACGTAGCGGGTTTGTACACTACGGGCATTAGTTCTTTGACTATCAATGGGACTACATTAACCAGTCCTGTGTATACGCAGGATACTACTCAGTCTACAACGCCTAATACTCGGTTTGCGTTTACCCCTGCATCAGACATCACGACGTTGTTTGGCACCACTGTTGGTGCGCAAGTTGCCATTAACATCTCTTAAGGAGTAACTATCATGTTTATTTGCGCAATCATCTTTATCGTTATCTTTGCTGCGTTCTACTACTTCTGGAAGAAGCCGCTTCCGAAGGCTACCGAAGCCCCCACGGCAGATGCGGTTCCTGCTGAAAAGGGCAAGGATCGCGACCACACTAACAAGAACTCGGTGTAATCATGGGTTTGCAGTGGCTTGCTCAGATTGCCCCTACTTTGGCCTCTGCGTTTGGCGGTCCTCTTGCCGGTGTAGCAGTTGAAGTAGCGTCCAAAGCGTTAGGACTAGAGCCTAGCGCCACCAAGACGTTGTTGGAATCTAGCAAACTCACTGCCGATCAGTTGGCGCAGATCCGTAATGCTGAAATTGATCTTCAAAAAATGGAAGAGCAATTAGGCTTGAACTTCGCCAAACTAGCCAATGATGATCGCGATTCTGCACGTAAGATGCAGATATCTACTAATTCGTGGCTTCCGGGCTTCCTTGCCATTACCGTAACGGTAGGCTTCTTCAGTATCTTAATTCTCCTTATGACCGGAGTCGTACATAAGGGGGACGAGGTTATGATCATGTTGGGTTCGCTTGGAACCGCATGGACGGGAATCATCGCGTTCTATTTTGGTTCGTCTGCGGGTAGCCAACGTAAAGATGATTTACTACATCAATCTTCTCCGGTGAAACCATGAAATCGCCCCCGTTAGTTAAACGTATGAGCGTTAGTCCCAACTGTGCGGCTATTACCAAACAGTACGAGGGTTGCCGTCTTATGGCTTATTTATGCCCTGCTGAAAAGTGGACAATCGGTTATGGGCATACTGGGCCAGATGTCTACGAAGGTTTGACAATTGATCAGTCTCGCGCTGACCAACTTCTTATGTTGGATTTGATAGGCGCACAGAATACGGTCAACAATCTTCTGGAAGTTCAACTCAATCAAAATCAGTTCGACGCATTGTGCGACTTTGTATTCAACTGCGGCGCGGGCAATTTCAAATCGTCTACTTTGCTGAAACTCGTCAACCAAAAGAATTTTGAAGAAGCCGCCAAAGAGTTCGCCAAATGGACTAAAGGTGGCGGCAAGGTTCTCCCCGGTTTGGTTAAACGCCGCGCTGCGGAAGCCGAATTGTTTTCCAAGGTGTAGTCATGGCCCTTAAAAAGATCCAAGTCAAGACCGGAATGAACCGCGAGAACACCAACTACGCGGGTGAAGGCGGCTATTGGAGTGGCGACAAAATTCGATTCCGCTCTGGCTATGCCGAAAAGATCGGCGGTTGGGTCAATAACTACGCAAGTTCAACGTTTGCCGGTGTCGTACGTACGTTGTTCAATTGGATCACACTTGCGTCTCGTTCGCTCCTTGCGGTCGGTACCAATCAGCGGTACTACATTCTAGATACGGGTTCTGGAACTTATTCGCCTATCACGCCCGTTGCCCGCACTGTAACTCTTAGTTCTCCATTTACAACCACCGCCGGTAGCAACGTTGTTCAAGTTCTTGATGCAGGGTTTGCTTCTACGGTGGGTTCGTTTGTTACTTTCAAATATACAGGCGGCGGTACTCAGCCTACGGTGG